TTGCTTAACCATTTATTAACACGACTCCATGGGTTTGCATTAGTAGATGCCGCATCTATAACTATATACTCTTTTTCGCCAGAAGTATAAATCGAGTCGTCATATGTAAATACTGTAGAACCCAATGATCCATATAATGTTGGATTTTTTAAAGAATAAGATACTATTCCTGGTCTTATATTTTTTCCAGTTTTGTCTATTTCTTCAGTAAGATATATTTTATTTCCAACACCTCCTACTATATAAACTGCATCACGTGATATATTATTAGAACCAAAATTTATATTGTTTCCTGTAAATGATACTCTCATACCATTTAGTAATTTTAATGATTTGTTGTTTTTGAGTATTGGAGTTGTGTAATTTGGTGAATTTATTATATCTTCAATATATATTTGATTTTGTTGAGTAGCATTAATCAAACATACTGGTATTGTCAAATCAATCCAAAAATAATTTATATAATTAATAAATGCATCAGAATTTATAGGTAAGTCTAAGGTGTAACCATTATTTGAATATAATCTATCAATGTCGTTGATATCGTATCCGTTATTTTTCAAATGATTTATAATATTTACATATGATAATGCTTGCGTAGCATCATTTTCTTGATATGTAAATCCCGGAGAAAATTGATAATTTTGTCTTAGCGAATTTGGCTCATAATTATACACATCGTTATTATATACAAATGTAGAACCTGATACTCTACCCCAATAGTAATTTATTTGTTCGGTTGTACCAGAACTAACTAATTGATCGAATGTAGATTCTAAAAACTTTTTATTTGTTTTTGTATTGATAATATAAGGTAAAAAATCTGATGAATTTCTAATTTCTTGTGGTATAGCAGACTCACCAGATTGAGTAAAATTTTTATTATTATCCATTATATTATCCTTATCTTCTTATTCTTAAATTGTCTTCAGTATATGAGGTTACTAGTTCTATATTATCTAAGCTAACATCTGGAATAAACAACTCATCACTGTTTGGTGTTACTTGAAATAAGTTTCCAAATGCACTGCTTTCTTGTACTGGTACAATTACCATACTTCCAACTATACCAGCCATTTTGTTATGTATATAAGCAGCCATTTCTGTAAAATAAAAAGTTTCTCCGAAGTCCCAATTATTTATATCAAAAAAGTTTTGTATATTTTCCATTACTCTGCTTTTTATTTCTACATCAGTTAAGCTAGTTCCTGCACTTTTAACTACTCTAAATTTGGCTTGTAATCCTACATCTGATGTTGATCCAAATAATGATTTATATTTTACACTCCGATAGATAACTGTATCACTTATACTTTTCTTACTTTCAATATTATTGAATTGCATTGATAAATCATCACTAGTAGGTGCTGTCGGTATATTTTCTAAGTTTCTATCTACTTTTATCCAATTTCTATACAACGTGTCATAATTTTTAGTTAAAACAAAAGTATCTATGATATTAGATACAGCAGGGTCTATTCTTTGTTCAGTATCGGCTATTCGAGTAAACTGATATTTTATATTGTTTCTTCCATCGACTTGTATATTTCCTACAGGAGAATATGCAGTATATGAATATCCATCTTCTACAAATTTTCCTAGATTTATTTTATTAACATCTATAAAAGTTTCCAAAGCCATTGGATTATCTGGATATCCGTCATTATCTATATCTGATAGTGTTACAATTACCTTATGATCGTCAGTATATCCATTGGGTTCTGAAAAATAGTTATATATAAACAAATCAATTGAGCGGTTTATTGGTGTTGATACTGTTGAACTAGTTGTGTTTACAGCTAATATTTTTATTTTATCTCTTTCTGGTTTTCCAGTTTCGATATTAAACTTTTGTTTATAATTTTGATTATAGAATCTTAATGTATTTTCGCTACCAAATATTATTCTAAATTTTCTGTAAGTTATAGACCAACTATCTGCTTGATAATCTAATCTAATTAACCAACTATTATCTACGTTGTTTCCAGAAAGGTTTCCTGCATTATCTAAACTAAAATTATTTGCACTATTTGCCGTTAAATTAGCAAGATTACTGGCAGATATTATTTTCCATGATAATGAATTATAATCATAACGTATACCAAATGTGTTTTTATTTGTGAGTTCTGCTATAATATCAATTTTTTCAGACTCAGTAAACTTTTTATTATATGAATAATACATACTTTTTAATACAAATCCATCTGGAATTAATTTTGATAGTTTTATAGAACCATGTCCTTTAGCATCTATTCCAGTAACATTTCCAAAAGAATCATCTAATCCAAGACCATCTTGAAAAATATCTATAACTCTAGCCCATATTGACTCGTTGTTATTAACAGGGTCGATAAATTCTACGATTGATCCTTTTGCAAAGTTTTGCAATTCTTGGAAATCAGACAACATACCAACACGGCGTATAACAGATTCAGTTCCAGATGTGTTAAATGGTTCTGCAATTCTTGTAAAATAACCAGAACTAGAATTCGGTCCACTTGTTATTTGTTGCCATTCAAATTTAGTGGCATTAAAGTTAGCAGTAAGATAAGTAATTACATATGGATTAAACTTATTATAATAAAAATTTATTAATTCTGGATTTTCTATTATTTTTTTAACATATAGATCGTATATCTGATTTTTTGTATATGTAGTAGAAAATGGTATTATGTCTTTTCCCAAAATATTTTCATAATATATATAGCCGTCGTCTCCAAACAAGTTTGCGTTTTGATATTGTGTCGTTGGATCATTTAATTTTAAGAATCTGCTATGTCCGCTATATGTTCGATTTACGCTTTTTATTTTTATTACATTATTTGTTGCAGATAGTGGATACACGTTATAATCAGCAGCAGTAATCATTCTGTCTTGTGTGGAAAACACACGCCCAGCGTTTTCTTTTATTGATACTAGACTTTCGGCAGAACTAGCATTAGTCACCAAATCTTCCAATTCGGCAGTAAATGTAACAGTATACTCGTTATTATCAGAACCAACATAATTTAACGAAAAGCTAACAGTTCCGATATCGTCTGTATTTATTACATATGACTGATTTAAACTGCTTCTATACCATATTCTAATAATTCCAGAAGGCATTTCTGCAAAATTTCCATCACCAAATACTACGCTAACGCTATTATTCTGTAATGTCTTTACGGAAAATATTTTTCTTATATTTTTATTTAATGTATTGAATAATGCACTAGCACCATATTCTCTATCTACTTTTGTCCATTCACTTATAATATATCCACTTTCATCAACATTTTGAACCCAAACATCAATATTGTTAATATTTTGAGCCAATACATCAATTGACATATTTGGTATTGGTGAATTTATAACATAATCATAATTTTCAGTAGTTCCTTGTTTAAAAGAAACAAAAAATCCAGTATCAGTGCTTAATAATCCTTGTCTATCATTTTTATATACTACATTGAAACCACGCGATGGATTCGGTGATGGTTCAATTAATACTTTTTTATCAGATGAAATATCAGTATTGTGTATTTCAAAATTCTGCTGTATTCCATTTACTCTTGCTCTAAAAGACATAGCTGCATTTCTAGCAGTATTAGTGGTATTGTTAAGTTGATATACATGTGTTTCAATTCCATCAATATATGCAGTACTTGATGGTGATCCAAATTTATTGGTTCCTGAAAAAACTTCATTTAATATTAACAAAAAATCTTGATAGCTAGATTGATCGGTTTCGTCGTAATACATTTTTGTTTTATTTTTTAAAGACTTTCCTTTAATGTCATATACATTCTGTGTTGTTTTAATTGATTTTATTTTTAATAATCCAGAAGAAGGATATGGTCTAGCTGGATTATATCCAAGAAAATCTGCTATACGTAATACACTTTCTCGTCTTTCTGCAGTACTTAAAAAGTTTTCTCTTACACTTAAATCTGCCCGAAATGCTAAGTTATGTCCTAAGAATGACATTAATTCTAGTAACGCAACAAATTCGCTAGATTTTATCCAATCATTAAAGTTTTCTGGATAACGATTTCTTATATATTCTACCATTGCAGTTCTTATAGTATCGTAATCATATGATTGAAAATTAGCTTGCTTAAAGCTATCATATATTACTGTAAAATCTTCTGCTGTAAATAGATTTCGTTGTCTTGCAATTTGTGACATATTTTATCTTTCTTCTGTTGTGTATTTTAGATATAATTTCTCAACAGTTGTATTAGGAACATACTCTAACAATAGATTGCATTCTATTGTATGTTCTCCCACTATAACATCAACGTTAAGTAATTTCCATCTTGGATCAAAATTTACTACATCTCTTACGTCATCTTCTGCCGCAAATATAGTATCGTCGTCTAATGGTTCAAACACCAAAAAAGGCAATATACTACCAAACTGTGGTTCGCCTAATCTTTCGCCTTTTTTAGTGTTAAAATGATTTAATAAATCTCGTTTGGCTAGTTCTACATCTTCCAATGTAACACTACCAAAATCTTTATCTACTGTTGAATAACCTATAAATTTGTTTGCCATATATCTATTTATGAAGTTTAAATATGTGTTTTTTTATATTTTGGTAGCTAGGTTTGAAATTTCTCTTTTTTTATTTTCAGTCAAGTTTGGTAAATATGTACCCATTGTCTGTCTGTAATATGAAATCTCTGCTTGTTTTTTTGCTAAGGCGTCAGTTATTCCTCTAATATATGTTGTTCTGGTATATTGAATGCCTTCGTTTCTTAGCCAATTTCTAGATTTATCTGTTCTATAATCACCCAACATTAACAGTTTTGCTTCTAATTGTCTCTGTGTTCTATTGACTTTTCCATTTGCTATCATATCAGCAACCAATGACCATTGCATGTTTTTTATAGCAGAACTTATATCATAAATTCCTTCATCAGATTCTATAGTTCTCCACGAACCAGTTGTAAAATATAAAGACAACAATGCATCGAATTGGCTAACAGTAATAGACGGTATTGGTAATTGTTTTTGTAAGCTTGATTCTTTTTTCTTGAATTCTGCTATCCATTCACCATATGCTTCGCTTTCTGTCATACCATATGGAGTATTTGAATTTCCATATCCATATCCTATTTTATAAAAATTTGTTACTGTATCTTGATATCTATACATTCTAAATCTAGAATTAGATAATACTATAGGTATCAATTCATCTGAACATTGAACTAAAGGTGTTAAAACTTTAAAATCAGATTTAAATCTGTCTACATTGCTAAATGTTTCCCATTGTATTCTATATGGTGGCGATACAATTTTTATCATACCGATGCCTTTCCTGCATGTGATGCCAATGCGGCTCTGGCATAGCTTGGAATTGATCTATCATAGCTAAAACTATCGCCCCATGCTCTGCGGCTACCATTATCAAAGTGAAGGCTACCACCACTATATACTCCAATGCCACCAATGCCTTTGCTACTTGCAATAGCTATTAATTCTAATCTATCGGCATTAGATAATCCTTCTGAACTGATGTCAACCGCACGACCTTTTAAGTGCATACTGTTTTTTGCACCAGTGTTTGTAGTTGGTGTTCTAAAACCGCTTGAAATTACTAATGGTCTTCCAAATTGTCTAGCTATATCTTCTACTACTGATAACAACGATGGATCAATTCTTCTATTAACACTGTCCCTAAATCTTATATACCCACTTGGAAAATTGGGATCGGCAGGAGGGTATTCTACGTTTGCACCTTGTGGGTCAATTGGTGCACCGGGATAAGTAGATTGATCTTCAGTTAATCCACCAGTAGATACATTTACTAAACCATAATCCAAATGCCCACTCCATGGTTCTCGCTCTGGGACTCTGCTAGAAATACTTTCTGTTACATTTTTGTTTCCAATCAATGAACCTGATTCTGGCTTTGCTGCCGTTTCTGCAACTGCACCATTTAAATCTATACGATCTGAAGTTACTTTAATGCCACCTGGCATTTTTAAATTACCATTAACATCCGCAGTAATATTAACATTATTAGAAGAATACATATCTATATTTCCACCAGACGTTTCTACACGATAATTTCCACAAGTTTTCATATTAATTCCAGCTTGTGCTTGAAAATTTATACTACCATCAGAGTGTACGTTAAAATTTCCCGCAGTGTGAATATTAATACTTCCACCAGAAAATATATCAATATCACCATTTCTATTAAGTTCCATCCAAGCCGATCCATTTTGATTTATAATATAAATAAAACCATGATTATCGTCCATTAGCATTTGTGCACCGCGTCCAGTTCTTATTCTTATATTATTGCTAGTATCATCTTCAAAAGTGCCATCATCTAATGTCATAGAATGACCTTTTGGAGAACTAATAGCAACTATTTTTGCATTAGAATCTCGTAAAGGATTTGATTGACTTGGGCCGCGAATAGAATCATCATTTAATCCTTGTTCTCGCAATGCAGTTGCTTGCGGATGCTCTGGTGCTTTTTCTCCTTCTCTTGTTCTAGTATTAGGAATATCATATGCAGCAGTAATAGTTCCTTCTGTTGTTTGTTTTGCAGTAGGACCAGCCATGTTTTCTACACGATTTGGTATTACTCCTAAAATAATACCTTTGTCAAAGTCGCCAGAAAACGCTACAACCACACGATTACCAATATCTGGGGCAGGATAAAACATACCACTAGACATTTGGTTTCCACCATCTGTATATGTTCCGCCAAATGGAGTAATTCTAAGACACCAAACTGCACCTAAAAATTCTTCTGCGGTTGCACTAATATTTGGATTACTTGACTGACTTGGCGTTGCACTTGAATTAGTAGAACTAGAAGCACCTGTCATTCCCATTGGGGTAATTGGAGAATATAAACTACTTATATGAACTTTAATTCTGCCTAGCCCCAATTCTGGTTGGGGGTCTATGTTTGAAACTACTATACCTAAATATATTCCTGCTGGAATATTGATACCATTGGTATTAATATTCTGATTATAATTGTCTCTTACTTTTTTGTTATATGTGTTTTTTGTTGATGCCATTTATATTGTTCCTATCATCGTGGGCCAACAATTGGTTCTGAATATGGTTTAGTTTTATTATTATTATTTTCTAACTCTGACAAAACTAGTTCAGGTTGTATGCTCGTATCTCTATACGCTTTTAAAAATTGAGTGAACATGCCATTTCTAAATTGTGATATTATATTTATTACGCGATATACACCAGTTAATGTAAAGTCTGGTTGAACTAGCCTTCTTCCATTAGCTGTTTCGTTTGTTGGTAAATTAACTCGTAGATAAAACATATTTCCACCAATTTCATAATCTGCCAAATCATCTGCTATACTATAAGAATAAAAACTATTTGGTTTTCCCAACCAGTATGGGTCTCCCTTTACATTTATTTCTATTTCTAGTAAATCACCACTATTTTGAATATTTGCATTAACTGCACCCATCATAAGTTCGCTACTCTCATTTGAATTGGTATTTGGTCCTGATGTTGTTGCTTGTGCCGACTTATCTGGATGACATGGCATAATAGGAGATTTACATGACAATATATCTTCTGGAACAAACATTGTTTGGAATTCTTGTTTGGCATTTTCAAGTTGTCGTTCTAATTCTCTTTTAACAAATGGATCAATTCGGGAAGATATTGCTCTGGAAAATTCTACAATTCTACTTTTTAATTCGGACATATTTTTTATTTTTTCTTGTATTGCGGTAGGGGTATTTCCCTGTGTTGCATTTTGAATAGGATCATTAATTTGTCCACCATATACTGGTGTCATTGTATAAAATGTATTTTGCAATTTCATATCTAAATTTATCACTTCTGTATTGCGACCAGTAAATAAATAATCGTATCTTTTACGAAGCATTCCAGAATCTCTTAAGCTAGATATTCTAACTTGTTGTTCGGCAGGCTTTCCTACTGTTTGTGCGACATATGCTGGATCAACTATTAAACTTGTAGCTAAATGTTTTTTTATTTTATAATTTATTTTTTTAGCATAATCGTTTTTTAAAAAATCATATTGGGTATTTGTTATATTTGAAATAACTTTGTATGTATATGGAATTTTAGATGCTCCACTAGTAGCTGGCTCACTTGGATTTGCACGAATAGTGCCACCACTATATGCTGGTATTTTTTTACCTTCGACCGTTGATTTTAATATGATCCCGATAAATTCTGTTATATCTGTTCCATAGATCATGTTAAATATTATTTTGTCACCATCTGTACTTATATAATCTGAATTTATTTTTTCACCAGCAGATTCTATAGGCCAGCGTTCCCAATCTTTGGTATCGGCATCAAATGTTATTTCATATTCATTTTTGTGTTGTGTATTAATATCAGTTATCCAACTTATTTCTTCTGCACGATTTAATGCATTATTAAGTTCTGTTATAACTTCTCCAACTGTACTTCCTGTTATAGAAAGTGTTGATTTTGAAACTACATTTAAGTAACTATATCCTGTAGTAGAATTTTCATATGCAACTATATTATAGGTGCTACCACCTTTATCTATATTTGCAGTCACTGTAACAAAAGTTACTGGATAATAAAATTTAGAAG